ACGTTAGCCGATGCTAACGCATCTTTCAATGTTCCGTTTGACATGATATTCTCCTCTTGCATATGGGCAAGGATGGACCTAACAGGCGATACAGCTATCCACACGAATGGGCACGTCTAATATTACCGTGCATGGTATCTTTATCTGTTAGGTCCATCCTCACCCATAGGTAAGGAACAAACGTCGTGAGACGTTTATAGGTGTCACGCCAACCAAGTGTCATACACCGTTGGCTCTTTCGATTGTCAAAGTACCCTATGCTCTACTTAACCATTACTGGTATCAGGAGTCATATCACCTAAGTGATGCCGGGAGTTTCTTTCGTCTCTCTCGACTGAATTAATCATACCATGAATTGAGTCGAGCGCAACAACTATTTTGAAAAAGTTTTCCACAGCTATGTAGCATACTACATAGCCCCTCCGGGGCGCTACGTAACTCATACGACTAACTACACTGAGTTACTAACTCATAACTCCAACTGACTTAGTAACTCCCTAACTCATAACTCCTGATAAGTGGAGGGTACCCTTCTTAAAAAATCGAATCACGCATAATTTGCTGGGGACTCAGCTTACAATTTTTTGGTAAATTTCACTTTATAGGTTATATTAAGAAATTAATATAATCAAATGCGTCAACTGAGTCAAATGCGTCAATTGAGTCAAATGCGTCAACTGAGTTAGGCCCCGCAGGGGCGCGGGGTATGACAGTGAGTTTTTAGGGATAAAGGGTGTCATACTCCCCCTAAAAGGCTTGCGCCCCTTCTCAAGCAAGCGTATTCTTATATCAGAGGACACTCTTATGTCATTTCAAACTAAAGACCCTTCGCCTCGTGAGATTAAAAGCACCCCTATCGGGCGGGCGTTCCTCAAACACTTTGAGGAGTTTAAAGATGTGTTTAAGAGCGGTCCTATAAATGAGCCTGATTTTAATCCAGATGAAATCCTCGCTCCGCGAGAGGAGGCAGCTTAAATGCCCAATCCTCACTACGGTGCATCTATAACTGCGAAGGGGGGCATAAGTTCGCGCCCAGCTAAAGGTTCGAATTTTAAACGCATGGCGCTTATTGAAAAGCTCGTGCGTTTAGACATGGGTATCGCCACCTCTGGTATCTTTGTCCCAGATGAAGATATAGCCCGAATGATCGGGCGCTCTAAGCAACTTGTTGTAGTAGCTCGCCGGGGTGTAGAGTATCTTCGTTTAAGAACTCAAATCGCTACAGGCGTAGCCCTCGGTAATGACCAAACTGCAAAAGATCTTAAAAACTATCGGCTGCTCCAATTCAAGGAGATGCTCCCAGACGCGCTTAAAGCTATTGCTGATGAGATGACTCGTCCGGCGGTGACTTTAGCTGAGCGTAAGTTTAAGGTAGAACTTGTCCGAGACTTCCTTGACCGTGAAGGTACGTACCCCAAAATCTCTCGCACAGACTCTCACTTAAAGATCGAGCACAACTATCACGAAGCTGATCAAGTTGCTGAAGACCTTCTAGCTGCACTAGATGCCCCCTCAGCGCAGTCTCAAAGCCTAACTGATCGCGCCAATTCTGTACTTAAAGCTAACCAAAGCTTCTCTCAAAGCGAAAGCCTAACAAGCGATAAACAAGAAGAAGCTCTTAAAACTTTAGAGAACCTTCAAATCGAGGGTGCTCCAGTTAACTAAGAGGCGCGGCCCCGCCGCAACAGGTTGGGATTGCATCAGTTTTAAAGCAGCTAGTGTGATTTAGAATGTTAATTCAAACTTCAACTCGTGTTGAAGAACAAGCGATTCGTGACGCGATGGCAGCGGCGATGAACGCAAAGATGGAGGCTTCTCAAACAGGGAGCCTCCATGTTCCACGTGCGGAGATTTTAAACTACAAACTTATCCCAACTTCCGGCCTTCCAGATGCGAGGAAACCCTTAGCTCATAAGGTCAATTCCCTAATTGATATGTTCTACTTCGCAACTGTAACCCTTGGACGCACTCGCCTCCAACGAGGGCCGGATTATCAATATAAACTTCATTACCAAATGTGCCTTACAGTGATGAAGGATGGGCTTAAAGAAGTAATTGAGATTCCGAGGGATCACTTCAAAAGTGAAGTATATAGTGTAATTTTCCCCATGTGGCGCGCCCTCCCTTTTGGCCCTAAAGAGGAAGACCTCTTCACTCGTTTAAAGTATTCTGATCTCTTTATTGAATGGATGAAACGCACTCACTCCCAAGACATTCGTATCTTAGTAGTGTCGGAGACTATTAAAAATGCAATCAAACTTGGCACACGTATTAGTAATCATTACGTCAATGGGAAGATGTTCCGTGATTTATTTCCTGAGATTCTTCCTTCAGCAAGTGAAACCTGGACCGCTGATTCCTTACATCAAAAGCGTACTGCGGCAGGAAGTGGTCAAGGTGAAGGCACCTTTGATTTCATCGGTGTAGGGGCTGCACTCCAATCTCGTCACTATAACCTCATCATCCAAGATGATCTAGTAGGTAAAGATGCCATCCAAACTGATTCGATTATGCAAAGCACGATTGAGTATCATCAGTTATTGGTTGGTGCCACAGATTCAGATCCCAATAATCCTAATCGGGATTTTGATGAGATTGTTGTGGGTAACCGTTGGAGCCATAAAGACCTCAATTCTTACATTCGAGATAATGAGTCTTACTTTGGCTTTACTACTCACTCCGCTCTTGGTGGGTGCTGCAATCTGCATCCTTTTGGGACTCCCATCTTCCCTGAAGAAATGGGAATGAATAAACTTCTTCAATGGAAGCGAAGACTTGGCACTTACTTTTTTACTTGTCAGTTTTTAAATTCCCCTATTGATCCATCTAAAGCTAAATTCAACATGAGCGACTTTCGCTTCTTCCACTTTGAAAACACAACAGGAGTTCTCACATCCCCAAAAGGAGGATATTCCAAACTAGATATAATACATAAAGTTGAAAACGGTAAACCGCAGCAGGTTAGGACAGTTATCCGGCACCATGTAGTAGATGGTGACGTAGAAAAAGATGTGTTTCCTCGGCATCTTGATAGATATATGGTCGTTGATCCTAATCACTCTGGTCAACATAAAACTCTAGGTGGAGGTCGCTGCCGCCATGCTATAATAGTAAGCGGTGTCCAGCGTGATCCTCGTAGAGTATATCTCCTAGAAACCTGGGCCAAAGCCTCACTTATCGGTGACTTCATCAACCAGATGTTTAAAATGGCAATTAAGTGGAAGATCTCCACTATTCATGTAGAGGCAGTAGCTGCGCAAAAGTATCTCCTGTATCACTTGGAGTATTTCATCAACGAGCACCGCCTCGACATGCCTGAGATAGCTAATATAAAAATCGAACCCCTTAAAACCCCGCAAAGCGCCAATTCTAAACTTGAGCGTATAGATAACACCATACCCATAGTTGAGCGCGGAGAGGTTTGGCTTGATTCACGAGCTTCTCAAGACTTTAGAGACGAAGCTGAAGCATACGGACAGAAAAAAGGTCTTATCGACCTTCTTGATGTTTTTGGCTACGGACCTCAAGTTTGGAAATTTGACACCATCTCCGAGGATGAGGTTAACTCATTCCTAAATCAGCGTCTTGCTAAATATAAACGCGGCATAGCTTCTGTTGCATAACCCATAAAAATAGGAGCATTAAGTGGCGCAAACTCAATCAGAATCTATGAAACAGGCGGTGGACAAGATGTATAAAGATCTATATCTTACCGAAGGTAGAGATAACCCTTCCATCGTTACGAGGATGGCGCTGATAGAAGAACAACAAATTCGTATAAGTGCGAATCTAACCTGGCTTATGCGAGCAGTAATCGGAGAAGTCCTACTCGTATCTGGGGAGATTGTTCTAAGACTTCTCAAATTGTTCTAAGTGTCTGCGGCGAATGCAGAGCACTCAAAGATTCAAAAAGCGCGAGGTAATTAAATGAATCTAAGTTTCCTAACAACACCTACCGCACAAACAGTAGAAACCACTTGGATATGTATGCTAGTGGCTTCAGCTTTTGTGCAATCTTTGCCTACACCGGCGGAAATTCCGGGGGTATGGTACAAGGCCCTATATAACTTTCTTAATGTTATTGTGCAAGACCTCAAGTCTTTTGTCAAAACTCCGACCTTCGCAACGACTACCTCAAGTTCCGCGGTCACTACAGTACTCCCATCAGGGTCAATTGAAACTGTTAACACAGATGCTACAGCAACCTCAACCAGCGGCAGTGCCACAACCCCCAAAACTGGAGTTTAAAATGGCAAATGCACAGATTACTACGAAAACGGGAAATGTGATTGAAGTGGCTTTTGAGGATATTCTTCATTGGCTTGTTAAAGCACAGAACCTTACCCTTAAAGGACCGGCGATTATTGCAGCGGTTACGGCTATCCTCAGTGCGGTGGATAAGGTTGTAGTTGATGCGTCTCTTGATGTAGCAGCGCCTGCGGATCTAATCAATATCCCTATGGATGTGCAGCAGCTTCAAGATGTTAAAGCTGTGTGGGCGGATATTAAGGCGCTTTTTAAAATTTAAGTGCAGCGAAGCTGCGTGCCCTACACACCTGAAGGAACTGCGATGATCTTAGATATTCATGAGACCCCTGAAGGCGCGTTTTCTAAACCTGGATTTAATCAATGGGATGGGGATGAGGAATTTACATCTTTTCGATTGATTTATAAATCTGAGGGTACTAGTTGGTATTTTAGAATTCGCAATTTAATACAACCAAAATACATTTTTGAGTGGGATTAAAAAATGCCCTTTCCAGCGCCAGCGAAAGTAGAAGCCTCGAAACTCTTCTCTTCAGATGATTTGGAGAGACTTGAGGCTTTTATTAAAGACAATGTAAAAAGCATTAACTCAAAGCTGGAGAGCTATCGCTCGAAAAAGCTTCCTGAGTATGTGCGACTTTATAAAGGTAAGCCGAAGAATGATGAAGTGGATTTTCCTTGGCCTGGGGCAGCGAATTTAATCATACAATTGATCGGCACATTCTGTGATGAACTTCTCTCCAGAGTGATGGCGATTTATATGTATGACCCGCTTTGGAAGATTGAGATTTCGGGAGATAACTCGGATCAAACAGGAGAAGATCAGAGGAAAATCTTAGAGAAGTTTCTAATGGATGAAGCGTATGATCCTTCCTCTCTTAATCTCTATCCCGTAGAGCAGGCGTGGTTTAATTCGGCCATCAAGTATGGAAACGGTATCATGGAGTTCCCCTGGGAGTATGATGTAGAGCAGATTTATAACTTCACCGGAGGGGGAACTTCTGATGAGGCGGAAGTACAGTTTGAGTTCAAAGATGTAGTTAAGCGAGATGGCCCCCATCCAAGGCTTGTGCCGTTAAATAAGTTCGGTATTGATCCCTCGATTACGAACCTTTGTGATGCGAACTTTTTTTATACCATCGAGACTCTTGATTACTGGCAGGTTGAAGATTTGTCCCACCGCTCTAAGCTTTATGCTGATCTTGATGATAAAGTGCTAGAGGAGATACTTGATAATCCTGATAGAACTGAAGCTGATGAAATGCAGCGGGAAGTGCTTCAAGCTCTTTCAATGAGTAATGGGGATGATTTTAGGGGGAACAGGGAGTATGACTTCTACACCTGCTATCTCAAGTTCCAAATAGGTTCAAAACGCTATTCTCTTATCTCTCGCTATCATCATAAAACTAAGAAAGTGCTTTTTACCATCTTTAATTTTTATCCTGAAAATGCCTTTCCAGTTGAAGATGTAAAGCTTACTCAAGATGAAGAATCCTACTTCGTCCAGGGTTATGCACAAATGCTTCGCTCTTATCAGAAAGAAGTATCTCAAAACTCAAACTGGCGCACAAATAATAGAAACATGGCTATGCTTGGGGTGTGGAGAGTAGATCCCGGCTCCAAACTAAGTTCTGTGCTACAAATGTACCCCGGTGTTATGGCTCCAGCGAAAGATGGAGAAATTGAACTAATTAAAGCCGGCTCCGATGTAGGCACCAACCCCGCGGATGACCAGTTTATCTGCGCTTTAGCCAAGGAGCGAGCTGGTATAGACCCATCCATAGGAGGAACCGGCGGTGGTCTGGTCAATAATAAGCGAGGTATCTATTCCGCATCTGGAACTTCGATGGTACTCATACAGCAGAACAACCGCAATAATCTGCGTATGTCGGACATGCGATCGGGTCATGTACGTATTGGGATTAAACTTTTAAATATGTGGAGCACTTTTGGGGTAGGGGATAAGATAAGGAAGTATGGGGATAAGGCAGAGACGCTTAAAGATGCGCTTATTGCTTATACAAAGAAACAACTCGGCTTCCGCCTACGTCCTACTACAGCTTCTAATAACAAAGAACTCGATCGGCAGAATGACATACTTTTGAGTGGCAAATTAGACGCAAGTGGCCAGATGATTGCGCAAATAGTCCAAGCCCTAGGTATGAACAAGGGCGCTATGTACACCGAACAACCTGCCCTCGCTAAGTATTATGAAGACTACATCACTGCTATAGTCGCCCTCGATCGAACTATTGCCGGGAACTTTAACCACCCTGACATGGATAAACTCGTGGCAATGGTAGATTTCGACTTACTTAAACCAAAACAAAGCGGCGGAGCCGCAGGAGGAGCAAGTGGACAACCTGGGGGAGCTGGTCCCGGAGCTGGACTTAATCAAGGAACTATACCGACTGGAGGTGTTCAAACCTCTGGCGCTATTCCTCAATAGTTTGTATGAAGAAACCCTCAAAGAACTTCTACAGACAGATAAAGTAAGAGAGAATGAAGAAAAAGTAGCGGTATTACTCTCAAGAATGAATTTGGTAGGTACCCTCAAAGATTTACCTAAAGTGATAACAGATTTAAAAAGTAACCTAGAAAAACGAGAAGCGTTTTTAAATCGAAGTCGAGCAGCGCGAGAGGATTAAGATATGAAATGGTGGGAATCAAAAAAAGACGGGGAGACTGAAGAGATTAGGCTCCCTAATGAAATTCAAGAACAACTAGACCAGGTTAAAGGTCTCAAAACCACTGTTGATGAACAGGCGGCGAAGCTGAGTAAGCTAGATGGTATCGAACAGATGCTAACTCAGATGCGTACTGAGCAGCAGGATAGAAATAAGCCCAAGCCAACGGCCAAGACTGATGAAGAAGTTACGGCTGAGAATGAAGAGATTTCAGCTTTGCTCTTGACTAATCCTCGTGAAGCATATGCTCGTCTCGCGGCTCATACCAACGCGGGATATATGACCCTCGCGGCGCAGAATGCAAAGCGTGAAGTGTTTACAGATCAACCAGAGCAGTTTAAATATTACACTGGAGAGATCAAGGATGAAGTAGATAAGATCCTCAGTGCTCAGACTCTTGCTTTTCAAGCTAATCCAGAAGCGATTAAGAACACGTATTTTACGGTTCTTGGTAGGTTTCAGGATAAGATTATGGAAGGAAAGATTAAGGATAGGTTTGCGGTTTCTTCTATGAGTCGGGGTTCTACTGTGGCGCCGGAAAAGGATAAGAAGAAAATCGATTCCAACGACGACATTCGTAAGATCGCTCGTCAACTTGGGATGAAAGAAGAAGATTATATCAAGCTTCTTGAAGAAGACGCGGAAAGGTATATTTAATGTCTGAGCAGATTAAAACGAATGGAGTTATCGCAGGAGTTAGTGATAAAATGACTTCAGCTCCAGTGCCTCCGGTAGCCGTACCGGAGGCTAAGGCTGCTTCTGTAGAACAAGTGCTTGAGCTTCTTAAAGATGTAGCAGCACTTAAAGCTAAGGTCGAAGCAAAAGAACCTAAACGGGAGGCCGCCAAACCTCAGGAGCCGATTGATTGGACTAAGATCAATGAGACTCACGTAGCCGATCTCAACTTCCCAATCCCGGTTTATGAGCATGAACTTCCTGCTTATATGACAGTGTATCTTTCAGACAATAACTACGTAGCTAAGTGGGTGCATAGGTCTGCGGCCCATCTTGGTACAATGTTGGCCTCTGGCTACGAGTATATTACTGCTAGTGATTGGGACCCAACTAAACCCCGAGTCCTCGCTTTCAACCCCGATGGCCATCTTATCTACGACGATGTTATAGCTCTTAAAGTGCATAAATCTCGTTACTTCGGTAAACTTCGGCGCGAGCAGTTAAAAAGCACTCAGATTCGTGGAATTTCTGGATACAACAAAGTTAAGGGTATGGTTGGAAATGCTATTGTTAACATCCCAGGCATGGCATCTGCCATGGAGAAAGGTGCTATGAGCTTCTACGGAGAGTCTGCTGAAAGTGCTGTAGAGCAGATTTCAATCTAATACATAAAAAGCTCCGGCTCTGCCGGGGGAAAGGAATACAAAAATGGCAGGGCCAAATACACAAAACCATGGACCGATTATTAGTGTGCAGAACACTACTAATTCTACTCCTTTAACGGGCGCGGTACTTGAGGCTGCGTCACAGACGTTTAAATTCGGAACCCCCGTTCAGATTAACGCTGCAGGATTTATGAAAAACTGGGATGGGGCCACAACTACGAATGGGATTGCAGGTATCGCGGAAAGCTTTGGGCAGAATCTTGCCTCAGCTGGCGCGGGCTTTCCAACTGCGGCATTTGCTCCAGTTTCAGGGCCAATCGCTATCCAAACGTATGGGTTTGTACCAAATGAGGCTTCGGCGGTTAACACTGCGCTGGGCACTCCAGTAGCAGAAGGACGAACTTTATTCGTAGAAGCTGTGGATCAGAACTACTTCCTTGGAGTGTTTGATAACTCTGCTGGATTGGTGGCCGCTGATTATACTCCTACGCAAGCTGACTTTGCCCCAGGTACCAATACCTTCGGTCTTACTATTGATACGAATGGTTTCTGGTACGTGGATTTTAATAAAACTGGAGCCTCGGCTGTAGTTCAGCTGCTCCAGGTTTATCCCCAAGATGGCTTTATTGTAAACGCCCGAGTTATCTTCAAGTTCCTCGCGGCTGCATCACAAATTAACGCTTAATCTAAGGAAGGAGGTTCTTTTAAATGGCACAAGTAAGGGCAAAATACCCACAGCTAATGCAGCCGGGAATGTCTAAGATTTGGTTTGATTCGTTTATGTATCAACTCAAGTCCTCTGATTATCCTAAAGTATTTCACGAAGATTCTTCTACACGTGAGTATGAGCAGGAAATGGAAATGGCGGGAATCTCAGTGCTGCAAGAGAAGCCTGAGAATGCTCCTACGATGTACACCGAGATGATTCAGGGTGTATCGAAGCGATTCTACCACCTTACATACTCTCTAGGACTTCGTACATCCAAGGAGTTGATGGATGACGATCAGTACGGGCTTATTAAAAAGGGTCCAACGCTTCTGGCTCGTAGTGCGGCATTTACGCAAGAGATTATTGCGTGGAATGTCTTCAACCTTGGGTTCACCCCTGCCATCACTACTGTGGATGGACTTACTTTGTTTAATAACCAGCATCCTCTCCTTGGAGGCGTGGCTGCTACTAACCTTGCACCTGGTGCAGCTAATGTCATCTCTTTGGCAGGGACTTGGCCTAATCGTCCTGCTACAGATATTGACTTTAGTGTTGCTGGATTGCAGTTGGCTACTAACCATGCTGCTCGGATGGTTGATAATCAAGGCTTTCCAATTAGACTCCGATGGAAGTATCTAATTGTTCCTCCTGAGTTGAGGTTCTTGGTGAGGGAGGTTCTTGGGTCTTCAGGGAAACCGTACACTTCGGATAATACTATTAACTCGCTGCTTCCAGAAGATTACAAACACATGGAAGTGCCGTGGCTTAATAGTGCATCTAACTGGTTCCTCGCGGCGGAAAAAGAAGATCATACCCTTCGGGTATATCATCGCGAACGCCCCAAGTCTGATTTCGATGATGAGTTTGATACCGACGCGCTGAAGCAAAAAACACGCTTTAGAATGAGCGCGGGAGCAACTCGTTGGCAGGGTGTATGGGGCACCAGTGGCCCTTAAGTAATAGGTAGAAATTATCTATTATTTGTTTTGATCTTTGAAACAGGAGCTACTCTTCAATGGCACTTCATGGTCTTAGACACACTTATTTAACAGGAGCTTGGTACCTTTGTGCTCGTTGCGATACTCGACAAAAAGTATCAGAGATGAAGTGGCAAAGGGGTCTTCTTTTGTGTGATGATTGTTATGACTATGGTGTCTTTCCTCTCGTCGGGCAGCGTGAACCAGCGATTGCTTTTGTACTTGAGGATGGAAAAGAAGAGTTAGCTCCTGTGGATAAGTTGAGAAATCCCGATGGATACGTAGATGCGGAAGATATTTGTATTTAACAGCGGCGTAGCCGCATAGGAGATGGAATATGGGTTACACTGATGGAGCATGGGAGCAGGGGTCTCTGTGTACAGACTTGCAGCTCTTTTTAGGTGCAGATCAGTTTACTGATTTTGCTGCATTCGCAACTCTACCCGCTGCGCCTGCGGCTGGGCTTATTTATAAGGTTGTTCCTGCGGGAGATGCGTCGAAGTTTTTTGTCACTCCTGAATCACTTCTGCTACGCAGCGGCCAGTTGGCTACGTTTGGGCAGGAGGCTTTTGGTACGGCGGCGGCTGTACCGGGACCATCTTCAGTTAGTGGCACGAGTGGTCCTCTGGCGTTTAAACAAGGGCTTCCACCTATGCTTGGCGCTCAGATGGCCACCGTAGCTGGATCTCAGTCCGGGGCGCTGAAAAAGGGGATGCAGATTAATAGCGTGGATGTGATTTATCAAGTCCTAACTGTAGCTGCGGCCGCCGCCACGATAGGGCTAACGACAACCACATTTCCCGGTGTAGCTGCGGCTCCGACAATAACTAATATCATCGCCCTTGGTGCGTATGGCCTCCCGACAGCAATTGGCGCGCATCCTCAGGTAACGAACGTACCTGTAACAACGCCAGCTCTTATCATTCCCACTGTTGATACGCAAGTGGTCCTCAACATCAACCTAACCGCCGGAGCAGGAGGCACTATCCAATTCATCGGCGCGGTGTTGAAGTGCTCTTATAACCTTAACTAAGAAAGGAGTTCGAAATGGCAAATGACTTTACAGGTCGGACTCTTAAAATTACTGGTCCTGGAACTATACCTCTAGCGAACTTTAAAGTCAAAGGTGGCCTTTGGACTGGGACAACTGCAACAGGGCAGGTCTTCACAATCGTAGATGCAGCGGGGCGTACTTATGACATTACTTCGTACCTCGCTGATTATCCGGTTGTAATCCCCGAGTGGGGTTGGATTAGCGGTCCTGCTGTTATCACAGCAATGCCTGCTGGTGAGATTGCGTTATATCTCAGTGCAGGTAAATAACCCGGAGGGGTAAGTGGGATTTATTAAGCAAACTAAAGAGGAAAACGGCACCATATCCCTGGAAATTACATACGGGGGTATGGATGCTCCTTTTGGGGGCATAGACACAAGTGCGCCGGAACCTTATATTGATCCTAAATGTTTCACTGCGTCGAATGGATTTATCATCGCGGATAATCAACTCTGTGCTGTTGGATTTAAAAACACTGGTATAGTGCTTGAGAATCTAAATGACGCGGGCATTTTCTTAGGGTTTGGGTCTTTTTATGCTAATGGGCAGTATAATAATTTTGCACTATTCTACGAAGTAACCGAAGAAGGACTACTGCCGTCGAATGTGACGTTGACCTATACGATTTATGTATGGGCCGCAGGCACAGTTGGGAACATACCTATAACATCCACACTTGTAGTCACGCAGTATTCTGTAGGCAGTCCGGCGATTGGAGCCAGCACGTCGCTTTATGTAGGAAACTGGACCATCCCCAACGCCGGAGGCGGCGGAGCACAGTCGGTTACTATTACGATTACGATTGATTCTACTCCGTACAATATCGTGTACAACTCCCCCGCAGGTGGCGTGCCGGATACTCCGTCAGGATTGGTAAGTGCTATCATAGCAGCTTTAAACGGAGGAACTCAAGTAATAGCCACTGTCGATCCTTCTTCGATGGGGCATATTATTGACCTTGTGACTGTTGCAACAGGGGCCGCAGCTAATGCTACCACTTTAACGATAGCTTATTCAACCACAGCTTATGGCGGTGGTGTGACGCTGAACTCTGGCGGATTTGCCGGGGGTATGAATGCTACAAATCTAAACTTTGGTATTCCTATTTCACCTCTATCTTGGTGCTGTGTAGGCGAGACGCTATATCTCGGTGGCGCGGGAACTATGATTCTGCAATACTCCAACGCAAGTGGGGCGTCTGTATTTAGTGTCCTGACTCAATATCTAGGAGCTGTACAACTTAATAAGTTTAATGGGCAACTAATCGCCTGTGGAATAGTCCCAGGACCGGGACAAGTAATTCAATACCCTGAAATGGTCATAGGTTGGAGTGCGTCGCAGGACTATGGAGTGTGGAATCCCTTAGACATGAACGGAAACGTAACAGGGGCGGGATTTAATCAAATTGGAGACATATCAGATTACTTAACTGGGATGTTTATTCTTAACTCGCTTGCAGTTGTACTCAGGGCGCAGGGAGTTGATTATATCACAGCACAACAATCTGCGTTGGTGCCTTTTGATTTTCAACACATATCTCTAGCAAAGTTAGGAGAAGGGTGCCAAGATGGGCGACTATCAGTGCAATACGATCAAGTAGGGGCTTATGTAGGGAACTCGAATGTATATTTTTACGCCAACGGAATGACTCCTATTGGGGATAAAATTAAAACCCAGCTCTTCCAGGCCCTAGGAGGATCGACGATTATAAATCGGGCGGCGTTAGCTCTGAGCCAGTATATAAATGGTGAAAAGGAAGGGCTGATTTATTTTCTTATTGATTGGGTACTTTATATAGTTAACTTGTCTAACCAGAGCTGGATGAACATAAACCTAGCGGCCCCAACAGCGGTAGGGTCGAATTTGGCACAGCTAGGGTCATTTCCGTCTCTAGCTTTTGTAGCCGGGCAACAGCAGTGGAATGTGGATTATGACTCAATCATAGCATTTTCCAATGCTTTTGAAGCTACTTGTACTTTTTGGCAGATGTACCAAGGGGTGCAGAATGTAGATTTTACAGCGGGGACAACGGAGACTTCTATTACGTTTCCGCCGGAGGAAGTTTCCTTTGGGCGCCAAATCTCAATTCAGGGGCTATATGTATCCTGCTCCGGTGTACCAGGACAGGTTATTAATTTTAGTGTCTCTAGTATAGCTAACGCTACCTTGGTTTTGCCCGCGGGAGCTTCTCCAGATGTGATTGGGTATTATCAAGTGTATTTTGAGATTTCAATATTTAGTCTCATGGACGTAGCTCAAATTACAACCATAGCTCCTCAACTTACTGTGTCTTTACCCCTAGCCCCCACAGGCACTCAAAACCCTTTTGCTTTCGTTAAAATCGCCATGTTTGGTTCTTATGACCCCAATCAAATTCCAGTAGGTTAATATGAAAAGCGTAAATCCCCAAGGCTTGATACAAGGACTCCCTACTGCACAAATGCAGTGGGCTAAGTCTTTGCACGAAACTGTAAATGGGGGCATATCCCC